GGATTGGGGGTTGAGGGGTTTGAGAAATCTTTGACCCGCAGCGATAACAAGCTTTTTGAATGTGGCTTCATTGTCACCGTCGAGTTTCGCTACAACCAATTTTCCGTTGATTGCTTCCACTTGGGGATCGACAAGTATCGCCATCCCTTCCGGTATGCTCAGCCCTGCTGGTGATGTCATGGAATCGCCTCTGACGTCTAACCAGAACGAATCCTCAGAGCATTCAACGGTGGTGTCATACCATCGATCTATCGCTCTACGGTGATACGGTTCTACAGCTTCCATCCAATCTCCAGCGCTAACCCAGCTTATAACAGGGTAGCTTCCCTTGGATTCGTTAATGCTATTAAATCTTACATTGTGATCGGCTCTTGAGTCGCTGATAGTGCCGTCAGCATTTACTACGAAGCCGGGCATTTTCAATATGTTAAAAATCTTAGCTATAACCTCTAAGTTCGGTTCACGTCTGGCGTTTAACCAATGGCCCAGCCCGCCCTGCGTTATGCCGAGCGCCTCTGCCAGCTGTTCTTGAGTCATGCCGACTTCTTTCATCCTGGTTTTGGCCAGGTCCTGCCATCTCTGTTTCATAGCCATGATTATTACATTCCGTATTTACTGATCAACTTCCATTTTGTATTATTCTTGTGAGCGTGTATAGTACGTTTTGTATTATTATGCGAGACTAATCGAATGAGTGGAATCAAGAGCCTTAGACGCAAAGCAAAGGTAACTCAGGGAGAGCTGGCCGCGCTGATTGATAGCTCCCAGGGGGCCGTTAGCCACTACGAAACAGGAAGAAGGATTCCTGATGTTGCAGTCGGAAAGCGGATCGTCAGCGCGTTTAAACAGCTTGGCCTGAATACAAGTTTGGACGAGGTATTTTCAGATGATGTTGCACGGGATGAGGCCTGACCACGGTTTGCTCCCTTCTGTGTACGCATCTGCAGATGAAGAATGGATCAAGCAGCAGTTACTGAGCCTGGCGCCAGCAGCACGACAAAAAGCTATTCAGCGTTATGCAGCTGTGTATCGGGAATCGTTCGAAGCCGAGCCCGTTCCATACCGCAAGGAGAACCGGGCAAGGCATGAAGCCAATGTGAGGCTTCGCAGATTCGTGGATGCACACGGACGCGCGCTGCAGGGGTATACGACCCAGCCACCCTTGGCAGGATCACGATAGCAATCTGAAGGCCGCCTGGCTTAAAGGTGCCTAGCGGTTGAAATCTGATTCTCGTTTGTATTTGTGTACTAGATAACTGGTACGGATTTCAAAAATAAACGAGAGGAGGGGAGGGGGAGGAGTGCCTGTGTGTTAGTGCGAAGCACTGGAACAGGCTCTTCCAACAGACGGGTACAAGGGTTAGGTAGATCTCGATCTATAGGACGAAACCAGAAAATCCGACGTACTAGGCAATGAGTACAAAAAAATAATGGAGAAATTATGAGCGCAGAACTGAAGCAAAAATTAATTGCCCTTCTGGAAGAGCAATTCCATCAGTCGAATGACAAGGTCACTTTCGACTATGTCATGCAAAAGAAAATCAAGTCGATGGGTTACCACCTGCAGCGTAATTTCGCGATCAGCCTGAGTGGTGGTCGCAGAGGGTTCGTTGACTGCCTGGTGACCTCACCTGACGGGCAGCGCTGCGCTATTGAGGTTGACAATAAATCTCCCCGCAAACGCTCCCTGATTAAGCTCCACCAACTACCCGAGGGGATGTCTGGGTTTGTCTTGCTCAGGGATGGTACGCATCCGCTTCGCTATGCCGACGACGGTATCGAAGTCGTAAGGGCGACCAGGTTTAAGTAATTCCGTATTGTACTAGATAGGTGATACGAAAGGTGATGGTGATGCTGAATATCGAACCGAATTTTGCTCAGGAGCGTGCGCTTAACTCACTGCGCCGTGGGTGGAAGCAAAACCGCACATTCATGGTCTACGCGCCAACCGGAAGCGGAAAGACCGGACTGGCGGCGTTTATCACTGCCGGACACATCAGCCGCGGAAAGCGGGTAATATTCATCGCGCCATACACTATTCTCGTGCGTCAGACCGCCGCCCGCTTTGTGGAGTACGGATTACCCGAAGATGAGATCGGCATTATCTGGCGCAACCATCCCGACTACGATCCGCAGCGCCTTATTCAGATTGCCAGCGCCGATACGCTGGTCCGCCGTGACTTCCCGGACAAAGTCGACCTGATTATTGTCGATGAGGCCCACATGAAGAAGCGCGCGTTGCTGGAGGTTATCCGGGACTCCGGCATCAAGGTGGTAGGTCTTTCGGGAACACCGTTTTCCCCATGGCTCGGCAGGTATTACGAAAATCTTGTAAAACCCACCACCATCGGTGAACTGATCCTCCGCGGGGATCTCAGCCCGTATGAGTTCTATGCGCCGACAAAGCCCGACCTGAAAGGGGTTAAGTCAGCCACCTCCGAAGAATATGGCAGCGACTATAACGAAAAGCAGTTATCCGAGATTATGTGCGGATCTGACCTGGTGGGCGACATCGTCGAAAACTGGCTTAAACATGGCCGAGACCTTCCTACGGTAGCGTTCTGTGTTGATAAGGATCACGCCAATTTCGTCACCATGCAGTTTAACAAGGCGGGTATTAACGCTGAGGTCATGGTCGCAGAAACCCCCCACGAAGAACGGCAGGTGATGATTCACCGCTTCGAGACTGGCGCCACAAAAATAATCGTCAGTGTTGGTGTTTTGGTAGCCGGTTTTGATAGCGATGTTCGCTGCATTATCTACGCCCGGCCGACAAAGAGTGAAATCCGCTGGCTGCAGGCGATTGGCCGCGGACTGCGAACTGCCCCCGGGAAAGATGCCTGCCTGATTTTTGATCACAGTGGTACCGTGCATCGCCTCGGCTTCCCTGACGCCATTGAATACGACGAACTACCGTCTAAAAACGATGGCATGAAAGGGGCTGCAGCGCGGGCAGCCAAAGAACGCGAAGAGAAACTCCCGAAAGAATGCCCTGAATGCCACTTCATGAAACCCGCCGGCGTCTACATCTGTCCGAAATGCGGTTTTAAGCCGCTGGCCGGTGAGGACGTAGAAACCGACAGCACCCGCAACCTCAAAAAAATGAGTAAAGGCGAGAAGGTTTACACCAAAAGCGACAAACAGTCCTGGTGGAGTCAGATCAAGTTTTACCAGCGTCATCGTGCGGCGCAGGGGAAACCTGTCAGCGATGGCTGGTGTGCTCATACCTTTCAGGAGAAATTCGGCGAATGGCCCAACGGCTTAAGCGACTTTCCAATGGAGATCACACCGGAGGTCAGCAATCACATCAAACACAAACTTATCAAATTTGCTAAACGCCGCGAACGTCTGCAGCAGATGGGGAAGAAACCTGACCAGGATCTATTTCCACCTCCGAGCGCCAATATCAACTATGAGCCTCCTGAGGGCAGCGACGGGCAATTAATTATCGAAGCAAAACGAAAATTCCAGAAAAACATAAATAGCGCGAGTCAGTGATATGAAAACGGCAGAAGCAGCAAAAGGTCGATGGTCTGAAATTTTTGAATATTACGGCTTGCCGCCGATCACCGGGAAGCACCATTACAAGGGCAAGTGTCCGGTATGTAAGGCGAGGGGGAAGTACCGCGTAGATGACCGTGATGGTCAGGGTACATGGATTTGTGTATGTGGTAGCGGCGACGGCATGAAGCTGCTGACCCTGACCCAGTCAAAAAGCTTTTCCGCCATCTGCGCAGAAGTGGACCAGCTCATCGGGAATAACTATCAGCGCATCAACGTGCCTGCTAACAGTTCGGCGGCGCGGCAGCGCCAGCGAGTCATTAGTAAGTTTTCAAAGTTGCTCGATTTACGGGGTACTAGCGCGGCTGGTTACCTTCTGCAACGTGGGATAAGCCGCCTGCCGGCAGAAGGCATCCGTTTTTGTGACCGCCAACGCCATGCGGGGCGCGTTTATCAAGCGCTGTATGCCCTGGCTACCGATGACAAAGCTGAGCTTTGTTACCTGCACCAGACGCTGCTGGACGGCGACAGGAAGGCAGATATTGATAGCGCCAAACGTCTTAAGTCGCTTCAAGAGGACAGCTATCTGGATCACGCCCGCTCTGTGGCCATTCGCATGTTTCCGGTATCAACGACGATCGGCATCGCCGAAGGTATCGAAACAGCACTCTCCTGTTATCAGGTTTATGGCGTCAATACCTGGGCGGTAATCAACAGCGGGTTTATGAAGAAATTCCGGGTACCGGCAGGTGTGAAGCATCTGATTATTTTTGCCGACATGGACAAGCACTCTGCAACTGGACATGCCGCGGCGTTCGAGTGCGCCCACGCAAACCTGCTGGCGAAAAACGACCTGGTAAAAGTCAGCATCCGCTGGCCCGATAACGGTGATTTTAACGACATGCTCATGAATGGTGATCAGGTTCGTGAGCAGGTATTTTACAAAAAGGTGGCTGCATGAAACTTGAAGCATCGTTAAAGCATTTTAGCCCTCAGGGCATGCATATCAGCGACGACGTGAAAAGCACATCGCCAAATCGACTGACCGGAACAGATGTTATGGCGGCCATCGGTACCACCAGCAGTCGTGCGCGCTTCGGCCTTGCCGCTTTCCTCGGAAAGGCTGGTATCAGCAAAACGGACGAACAGCTTGCAATTCAGGCGCTGGCGCAGTTTGCCATCAAAAACGCTCCTAAAAATGTCCGCAAAGCCGCTGGTGACAAGCTCGGCGCCTGCATGTTGACGCTGGCGCAATTTGCCTTTGCGGAATACTCACGTTCGGCGGCCACCAGAGCAACGTGTCAAAGCTGCAGCGGTACCGGCTTTATTTCCCGCCATGAAGATGTAATTAAGCACCCCGGTATTTTCGATGCTGACGGTGTCGAAGTGAAGGCCCCAAAGATTAGAAATGAACTGGTGAAAAGGGTCTGTGGAGTGTGCGGAGGAAAGAAAGTGATCCATGCGCGATGCAGGTGTGGTGGTAAAGGGGAGGTGTTAGATCGCAAAGCGACCAAAGAACTTGGCGCACCGGTTTTCAAAACATGTGAACGCTGCTCTGGTAATGGCTTCTCTGTTGTACCCTCTGCGACGGTACACCGCGCCATTCTGAAGCGTCTCCCGGATCTCCATCAGTCTTCGTGGTCACGCAACTGGAAACCGTTCTATGAGGGGCTGGTGGATATGCTTCACAAAGGAGAGAGACAAGCCGCAGCAGAATTTGAGAAGGCTACCAGTTATTAATGTGATCGAAACAGATGGCTGCAATTTTTTGAACGTTAGTGTTGACTTTGCATAAAGTTGTCCTGTATGCTTTCAATCGTGGCATATAGCGCCTGAACGAAACCAATCATCAAAACCCTGCTTCGGCGGGGTTTTTTCGTTTCTGGAAGATGCCGCTCAGTGGTGGGCGAACCGGTTTGAACCCGGTGGTGCTGGTAACGGTAGGGGTTCGACTCCTCCATCTTCCGCCATATCCCTCCATCTAAATAGCTGCGCCTAATACCGCTACACTTTTGCCTGACTATGTTTTCCTCCGG